CCTTGCCAGTTATAGATAAGTTTAATAACCTTATTACCTCTGAAAGTTTCAGATACTATACCTGCATTACCTGCATAGTTTGCTTGTAAATAGAAAGGCAAATCTTTTAAAGTAAAATTAGTTGTCTCTCTTAATAGGTTGCGACCGCCTACTTGGATATTGATTGTTTGCTCATTAGAATACTGTTTTAACCTACTCTCCAATGAAAGCAAATCAGGATTAACAAGTTGTTTTATCTCGGTTTTGTTGCCGTCTGTTATTTTAAGATTGGCTTTGATTTCTATATGGTCATCAAATAGGTGTATATACTGCTCTCCATTTCCTGATGTTATCTTATCGGTTTTGATTTGACCACCAGTGATTTCTGTAAAGCCGTTGAGTTTTGCAATACCACGTTCATTTTCGTATTCTGAATTAATGGTAGCGTATAGGAAATGATAAAAGCCAGCTTCTTGTTCTATATCTATTTTGTTTTCGGATAGAATAAACTCGCCAGTTTCATCAGTTTTGGAGGCTTTGATATAGAGATAATAGGTTTTAGCCTTATCGTCCAAACGCCCTGATAAGAAAGCGGGGATATACCAATATTTATAGCTATTAGCATTACGATTGGGATTTATATCGGTAGCACCAAGGGTAAAATGTTTGAGCCAGCCACTACCTGCATTGATTTGCTTGGTATTTTTATCGAAATAGAGTGTGTGAGGTGCTTTTATAGGGTTTGTTTTTGAGACTACAAAATCGAACTGGGTGGACTTATTGCCTATAAGTGCCATCATTGTTTGTACGGTGGCGGGAACGATGCTCTTAGTATATTCAGGAAAGGCTGCTTCTATTTGCTTGATAGTTTCTTGAGCATCACGCCAGCTTCTTTTAGTTAATGATTGTGTACGCTTATTGAGTTCTCCAAAATATACTTCTTGATTTTGGAGTTTGCGCATTTCCGAGGCAAAAGAGTGTCCTTGTACTTTGTTGGATAGTTCTATTTGTGGACTATAGGGATTGTTTACATACTCTTTTAGCCCGATGATACGAATAGCCACGGGGGTACGTTGAAATTCGGTATCGGAAAAATTGATATATGCACCCATTTTGAGGCGACCTCCTATATTTGCCCAGTGTTTTTTGGCGTATATACCGTCTAAGTCTCCAGTGAATGTAAATAAGTCTGCTCTATTTTCGTATAGGTATTTACACGCTTCTTTCATCATTTCCCAGCTTGCACCTGACTTTGTGGTGTTGTCGCTGATGTAGGCATTAGGCATTTGCATATTGTATACGGAATATTCGTCGCCTATATTGGGGCGGAATATATCGTTAGGCATAGTAACACCATCTTCTTCTTTGGGTACAAGTTGGAAACGTTTTTCAGCGTGGTTGTAATGGGATACTTCAAACTCTCGCCCTGATAGCATACCGCTTTCAAAATAGATAAGCATTTTTTCGCCTTTGATTTGCATTGCATTGAAATCGAGGGCTTGTGGTATGGAATCGTCGAATATATCGTAGAAGTGTTTATCTATATCTACTGCAAAAAAACCCGATATAGTGCCTTTGCGTTTGGGGTATATGTGTGAGAGGTCGAGGCTTTGTTCATTTACAAATCCGTTATTTTGGGCGTTCTTGATTGCTATTGATAACCCTTTGTCGTCTGAAATGAATGTTACGCCCTCGTATGTGTATTCTTGTGATTTAGGTAGTAATAATTCTTTATTGCCGTACTTGGATCGGTCGATATTACGGTCGCCTCCTTGTACATATAAGCGAGTAATACGACTTTGTTCGGTAGTGCGACTTACACCTGTTTTGAATCCTTTGCCTTTGCCGTATTGAAGTGGTAGGGGATTGTTTTTAAAATACTCTACCTTATGCAAATGAATGGTTTTACCTATGATTTCGTATTCGGTTTCAAAGGCTTTGGCTATCATTTCCAATGCTTCGAGGCAGTTGTTATGGTTGTAAGAAACGAGTTTTTCAGAGGCTTCTATACAATTACCTACTTGCCACCCACTATCTATCATATTGAGGCAATCGACAAGGATTTGCACGTGATAGCGAGGTGAGGCGGTGAAAGGGAATTTTAGGGTTTTATCGTTGGAATTTCTAAATTTGTAGTTTTTGAGGTTTGCGCCCTCGCTGTCCATAGTGAGGGTGTATTCAAAATTTCGAGTGTTATGTTTTACGATTTTCGCAGGTTGGTTAAGGGTATAACGCTCATTAGCAAACTCGCACCACACACCAGTTGGAATGTCGGTATAGGTGGATAACGAAAAGTATAAGGTAAGCGTATGTTCGCCCATTATAGAGCGATAACGATAGCTTTCATCGGTGGGGAGAATGTCTATATATGTAGCGTTAAAATTGAGTTTCATTGGTACAATAATAATACAGTGCAAAGGTAATAGGGACTCTCTTTTGCACTGCTATATTGATTTAGTAATTATTTAGTAAATATTTGAAGTAATGTTAGGTAAGTACAAAAGTGATGGTAAATTCTACTTTTAGGGTGCTTTGGATAAGAAAAACGTTCTTAACACTTGCTTTTTGGTAGATAGCATTAAGTCCTCCCCCTGCCCCTCCGAAAGAGGTGGGAATGTTAATGGTTCGTTCGCCTTGTTTGGTGAGATTATACAATAGTGCTTCGTATAGTTGCCAAAAGGTGCTAACGGGTTGAGAAATGTAGCAATGTAGTTCAAGGGTGCGCTCTTTAAATACGTTAGAATGCTCTGCATATTGTACGCCACTAATGGCTGTACTATTGATAGTGAGGTGTTCTTTTACCTCGTAATCTTTTAGAAGTGTATTTTGGTTTTCTTCAAGTAGGTAAATGCCGTATTTGGATATATCTATGCCGTCTATAGTGAAGCCTGAAGTGGGTAATGTAGCATTGGGGGCGGTATAGGTATAGCCTTCCAAAGGAAAATCGGAAGCAAAAGTAATATCGTAGCTGATGTATGTTTGTTCTTTTTTGGCTTTTTTTACTGATACTAATCGAAGTTGAAATGTTTTATTGAGTTCTTCAAAGTGGAATGTATTGTAAGTTTGAGTAGTAAGAAAGTTGATGAATGGTTCGTACTGGTTTGCTTCACTAAAAAATGATAAAGTGATCTGAATGGTATCGAGTTTAGGACTATCGGTGTCGTACTCTTTGCCATAGTACTCATCCCAATCGTTGGAAGATAGTTTTTTGAGAGGAGAAAAGCAAATAAGGTCTTTGTAATTGCTATCTAACAAGTAAGTGCTGTAAGTGGTTTGTATGTTGATGTTGTTTATTTTCATTGTTTTTTTGCTATTTAAAAATATTGTTGTATCTTTGCGGTGTTGTAAAGGGTATTTATGAACTTTACAAGGTGAGGTACGTGGCTTCGTGCCACTATAGACCGCACCCCCAGCACCTCAAATATAATGCGCAATTATATTTGAGGTGTCTTTTTTATATACTCTCTTATTCTGTTAAGGTTGTATATTTTTACTTGATTATTAGGGTATATAACCGTTAAAATTTCTAATGATTGATAATGTCCTTCATTGAGTTTACTTCTTAACGACCTATACATTTGTTTATAACTATCAGGCTTTATAGGTAGATGTATTATAACTTCACTTGCTTTTTGTTTACTTGCTTCTTTCATTGCGCTTTGAATGATATTTTTAGCATTAGTGCTTTCTGCAATTTTTATATCAGTATATTTTTTAGTTTTTAGGTTAAATGCATCTGGGTTTTTATTTCCGTCTTCTATAATAGGAAGCATTCTATATCTTTCTCCCGTATCAGCGAGTATTTTTAGTGCATTTAGATTTTTATTGTACTCTTGTTTTCTCTGTTTACCATTATTAAACACTTCTACAATTCCCCCTCTCTTACCTTTATATTTTTTTGAAAATGTAATGTTATTATATCTGCTCTTTAGAATAATATCATCATTCATTGTTGGCGCTACAACACCTTTGTTAGCCTCAATAAAATATGGCTTTGTTTTCCAGTTCTTAAATCTATCTTTATTGTCTGTTATCCATTGTTTATATTCTTTGGGTACATCACTTATGTAATTAGATGAACTTTCAGGGGGTAATTCTTCATCAGCTTTTAATTCCTTGATGAGTTCGTCGGGTGTTTTGAGAATGCTCACTATATGGCACTTGCAGCCTACGTGCCAGCCGTGAAAGTGGAATGTTTTGGGGTATTTGCCTTTGAGTTCATCGCACATATCATAGACTTTGTGCTGTGGTGATAGGCGTACTTCAAAGCCTACTACATCAGGGTTTTGCTGTATGCGCAACCAATCGGAGGACTTATAGGCTACATTGATTTCGTTACTGGCAAGGCGCAAAGCGTTTTTATAGGCACTTCGGTACACCCCTTGCCCAGTGTGATAGTTTTGGGCGTTCTTACTTAGTACAAGGTTGCCATATTTGTCCCTAACTCTGCGAAATAGGGCGGTAGGATTGTTCAATAGGTTGCGTATCTCACGGCTTAGCTGTACCGCGCTTTTACCCTCCTCCAAGGAAACAGATAAGGCGAGTTCTAATTCTGTTTGTGCTTTTTTAGCGATGTCCCATACACGGTCGGAAACAGTAAAATCTTTAATCTTACGCGTTTTGAATGTTTCGAGGGCTTCAAGGTTTTTATATTTGGTTAGTCCTTCTCTTAGTAGCTTATCTTGCTTGATATTGGCAAAATTCCATTCTTTGGTAATGCCTTGCTTTATGATTTGGTCTAATTGGTTGCTGAATTTAGCTAATTCCTTTTCAAAGGATTTACCTTTCTTTGTGTTTGCAAAAGCAAATAATGTACTTGCGATGAGTTCTTTATAATCTGTTTTGAGGGCTATAAATACAGCTGTACCTACAAGCTGATAAAATAATCGTTCTATCTGTTGTAGGTATGCCATTAGGTGCTTTCTATGTTGATCATCATAGTTCATTAGATACTTGCTTCATTGAGGTTGCTATTTTCCTCGTATTTGATTTGCTGTAATTGGGCTTCAGGGTCGGTGATACCGAAACGCTGCATACTATCACGTTGCGATATAAGAGCCTTTCCACCATTAGCTTCCATAAGGGTACGTATCATTTCGGTATCATCGTCAATATCAAATGGGGTAATGATAGGGGTGATGTCTATATCTTTCAGTTCTTTTTCAAAGGGTAAATACATCTTTGAAAGGAATGCTAAAATGATATTGATACGCCTTTGTAATGCGGGTATGAATATAGCCTCATTGTCTTTTACTTTGAGGTGTGCGGGTAACCAAGCCAGTTTGCGCCCTACTCCTGAGAGCATATTGCCTTTACCTGCGTAGAACTCATCGGAAAGGTCGGGGGTGTGTGAGAACTCGTGTATATCACGGCGGTTCATAGTCATTTCTCTGTCGAAACTTTCATTGGCATTAGGGGGGACTACGAATTGGACATTGCCGCCGTCTTTGACCTCGAAGACTTTACCGCCAGTGTTGTTACCTGACATTTTCCCATCGACTTTGCCTGCTATCATTAGAATAGGTTCACCAAATTTTCTGTTACTTTCAGAGAAGTAGGTACGTTGTACCTCGGCTATCTCAATAAGGTGCTGTACGGCATCCCATTCGGGTTTATCTTGCTGGTACAATACCACTGGTATTTTACCGATGATATTTTCTTTCACTTCGGTAGTAGTTTGTCCGTTTTCAGTAGTGAAAGTATATATAAATTCAGCGGTGAACGCTTGGAATATATTTTTTTTACCGTCCTTACTTGTGCTTTCAACTCCAAATGATATTAGGTTATCATTGTCGTCAAAGCGAGGGTATAGGGTGTATATTTCAGGGGATAGTATTTTATGGTACAATAGGAAATCTGATTTTACGCCGTATTTTTGATTAGGTTGTTCTTCTAAATACCACAATTCAGCTACTTGTGTATAACGTTTTACCTCTGTACATATTTTGCTATCTGAAAAGTTCATTTTGTTTGACTTGATAACCTCCTGAAAGGCGGAGAATAACGGACTATCCTTAGCAGTGTACTTGTAAGGGATAGCGGTTTGAAACATCGTGGCAATATCTACAATACGTTTTTGGTAAGGTAATCCTACACGATTGAGAGCGCGATAACTCTTTCTAAAACGTTCCTTTCCGTTAGCATCTAACATAGGATTACCCTCTTCATCTGTGATTGGTATCAAAATAGACTGGTCAGGATATTTGTGTTCGTTTTGGAATATATCGTGCTTTTTTACATCATACTGTTTTTTGTAAGGCTCGATGTTTATTGGTGTTATTCCTTGTTTAAATTCTTCTTGTGTAATAGATTGTTCGTTCATATTGCTATATTTTTTTTAAATCATTGAGGCGAGTTGATATAGGTTGTTATTTGTACCGCTTAGTAGCTTCATTGTGATGTAACGGATAGCATCTATAGCGTGGTTGTGGTTATCTATGGGGATACCTGCTTTTTTATCGTTCCAAGCGTAATTTTTTAACTCCTTCATTACGTTGAAGCTGTGAGGCGTTACCACTAATTTATAATTGAGCATAGTAGTAATACCAGCCGATACGCTTCCTGCTCCTTTTTCGCAAGGCTCAATATTTAGTCCTTTGTCTCTTAGGTCTGCAATTAGGCGGGGTTCGGCACTATCGGCAACAATAAGGTCATCGGAGCGGTCTATCAATGTGCTATTAAGCTGGTAAAGCCCATCAGAGGATAATTGTTTGTTGTTATAGTATTTTTCATCAATGTAGATGATTTTGCTACGATTATCCACTGCTACTTTGATGAGTGTATCAGGGTCAATGCTAAATCCGTAATCTTGTCCGTATCCATAAGGTAATGAGGTGTCAAACTCTCCCATCTCCCAATTGGTAAATATAACTCCTTCGGATACATCAGCCCAACGACCTATGATTTTTTGAGCGTATTTGGTTTTGTTGAATAGTGATTGAGAGAAATTTCCTTGCTCATCAGTAGCTTGTGCGAGGCTTTGGGATTTTATCTCCTCAATCTGCTTAAAAAACTGCTCATTAAGGTTTTCTATATTATCAAAGTAGGTAGTATGAATATGCAATACATCGGGGTGGGTGGATATTTGCACTTCTACACCGTCAATATTTACTATTTTATGCGTTTTTTCAATGTACTTTTTATAAATGAAATGCTCAGCGTTGGAGGGGTTCAGAATAAGGATAACCCTCAATTGTTTGCCTTTTTGACGGATTGATAGTATTAGTTTCTCATAGTCCTCTTCTGATAGCCATTCCTCCATTTCGTCGCCTACGAATGTGGTAATGCCGTGTAATGATTTAAGGTTAGCCGTTTGATTTCCTGATGAGGTTTTAATACCCTTAAAAAGGATTTCAGAGCCTGAAAAGGTGTTTTTGATAGCTGTTTTAGTAATGTTAAAATACGCTTGTGTACCCTCTGCTTCTATCTTTTCCTCAAACTCTGGAATAATAGAACTATGAGCGGATACCATCGTATAACGGCTGAATAGTATTTTATGTCCTGCTTCAAAAGATAAGCGTTCCAAAAAGGTAGATGCGTTGTACGACTTGCCACTGCCTCGACCTCCTGAAAGTATGATAATGAACTTATCTTTATTCAGATATAGGGGATTATATACAGGTTGTGTTTTAATCATTACTTTTACTATTGCTTTTGAGCCACTGAGCGATGTCTATAGAACCTTGTACGGAAACTTCCTCTTTTATACCTTCATCAGTTTTGAAAGTGGATAGTACTGTTTGCATTGCGGTCATTCGTGTTTTGTAGTCTACTGGCACTTCACGGAATTGGTTAGGTATTACCGTACCTTCTTCATCAGTGAGAGGCTCACGGATAACGCCCATAATAGCAATAACAGATACCAAGTTAGATACATCATTGAATGTACGCGCTCTATATGCTTTTTGGACGATTTCCAATTCTGGGTTTTTACGAATACGCCCATATACAGATGGATAGGTAACACCAAGTATTTCGGCTGCCTTAGTAGGCTGTCCGTTGGCTTTGATAAGGGCTTGTTTTAGTTCCTCATCGGTGTATTTTTCGTTATCTATTTTCTTACGGGGTTTCATATCAAATGTTATTAAATGTTATTAGTCTATGCGTTCTACCTTTGCCGATAGTGTTTCCCCTTTTATCATTTTAAATTCAGGGTCAAACCCCATACGGAGCATAAAGGCTTCTTTGTTTTTCCAGTTATCAAAGGAAAGCGTTACGTAAGCATCTAAATTTTGGGCTTTTTCAATAGCTTGTTGTTTGATAGCTTCTTTTGCTTCTTTGACTTGTTGCTTTTTCTCTTCATTGGATATTTCTCGCTCAATGTCTTTTTCTTGCTTTATAGGAGCGTACGTATCTTCTATAGCTTGTGATAAGTCGGGTACTTCAAAGGAAGAATAATCGACCGCATATAGATTGAGGTCGTAATCATCAAGCCCTGCATTGAGGTAATCAATATCAGGAATAAGTGATCTCATTAGTTCTTCGTCAAGTTCGGTACGCGAGCGCGTTTGAAATATATTTTGTTCCTTTTCTGTTTTAAGGTCAAAAGATACTTTTTCTACTTTGATTGTGTAGTCGGTTTCGGGTGTACCATCGTACTTGTGGATAATATCAAGGGACATTACTCGCTTGTGTCCATCTACGAGGTTTGAGGTTTGTTCATTCCAAATAATGCCTCCTAAAAATCCTACATTTTTGATGTTTTTACGCATTTGTGCAATTTGCTCGTCTGTATGCCTTTTAGGATTGAAAGGGGCAAAGTTTATTTGTGAACGTTGTATGGTGATCGTTTCACTTTGTTTATATAGTTCCTTTGGTGTTTTTGTTTTTTTGGTCATAATCAAATAGTATTTTTTCAGATAATGGGTAAACATCTAATATTTTCTGCAAGTCATTAGGATAATGCTCACGCAGGTATAGATATACATCAAGGTCAAAAGTTATCCCATTACTTTTTTTATTGCTGTATTGTATGGGTTTGGGTAATCGGTTATTACTGATGTATCGCAATACATCTTTGTCTTTCCATAGAGAAAAAGGATACACGAGTTTTGTAGGTGAAATGGCTTGCATTTCGTATTGTCGTAACATTATACGCCTATTCATACTATCGGACTGTTTCATTCCTAAGAATACGTACTCAATTTGTGTTTCGAGGCGTACTGATTGTATAATATCTGATAGTTTAAGTATACGTGTATTTTGAGGGGTACAGAACAACCCTGATTTATTGATATAAGTAAGGGCGTAATGAGGACGCTGTATAAATGAAATGTTAGGGTATTGCTTTATTGAGAAGTTGATGTATTTGTTGATATGCTCAAGGTCTTTGACGAAATACATAAATACACATACTACCTCATCGAAGTTTTTGGCGCACCAGTGTAGTAATGCAATACTATCCTTGCCGCAGGAATAAAATAGCAAAACACGGTTAGTTTTAGCCTTAACCGTGTCTATTACTTGCTGTGTGTGTTGGTAGATATTCATATATTAACCCGCTGAAAGTCCTGCTTGTTTTCTAACAGCAGCATATACGTTTCGCCTACGTTGTTGTACTGACAACGCTTGACCTTTTTGATTTCTACCATATCGGGCTACTCTACTAATACCCGATGTTCTGTTGATTTGTTTTTGGATTTGTGTCTTTCTAACTCAGCTGAATGTTTTAAAGGATTATTAAATATTTTTCTTATTTATCACTTTGCCTAATGTATAAACCATCTGGGCTTCGATGTACTCTTGACCATCTTCTTCGTAGGTGATTTCTTCACCATTTTCATCAATAGATAGTTCAATTTCAGAGTTGGTGATTTCAATAAGTACTTCAGGGCGGTCGGTTGCATAACCATTGAAAAACCTAATAGCATCATACTTTACTGGTTGAAGCCACTGGTCTTCATCTTCTGCCTCTGGATTTTGGATAACATACTTATCGGCATTCTTTGGACGAATTTCACGATACTCTTTTGTTTTTGCCCCTGATAGAATATCTTCTAAATAAGGGCGTTTGATTTGTAATGTTAATACTTTCATATTGTGATATTTTATTAGTTGCGGGGGCTGGACTCGAACCAGCGACCTCGTGCAAGTTAAACACGCAAGCTAGCCTACTGCTCTACCCCGCTGGTAGGGCAAAGGTACGGCGATTGTTGCTATATAACGCTTTTGTGATTTAGTAAAAAGTTAGTAATTTTTTAGAGTAGCGCTATTTGTTGCAAATATAGTGATTTTATGCGATACTTACAAGGTTGAACTTCTTAAAACAGCGAAACTCGTGGCATTCGGTATCGAAATATACTTGTACAGTATTATTGCTTTTGCGTTGAGAGTACTCGGTTTGGGGTAGCAAATCAGGGCGTAATGTACCCCACGCTTCACGTGTTGATCCGTCTACTTTTTGAAAATAAAAGCGTACTATCTGGGTGCTCATTTTAGCTTTGAGTTTGATATTTGCCCACGCTTTTTTGAGGCATTCACTGAATGATAAACCAGTTTGGCGTGCAAACTGCCAAGCCAGTGTAAAAACGTTCTTTTTGT